TATTGTATGAGGATCTGGAAGACATGGAATTACTGGCAACCAGTAGGGGAATCCCTATGGCAAACCCATCATCGTGGTTCCTTTTAAACTTGTTCAATAGATTCTTCTGGGAGTTATCTGGAGCACTGCTCCGTGAAGCTCCTAGAAGGTCTATTGATCAAATTATTAGGAACCTTATGAAGGGTCGGTTTTCGAAATTGAGGTTTCGAAAAACCGGTGGGGATCCCCTTACATCGAGGTGCGGAGATGATCAGATTTCCCTTACAACTAAGAGGAGGGCGCTCCTGTTTGAGCGCCTCCTCCCATTTGGGGGAGCTATTATCTCTGCTGGGGTGCACATGAGGTCTCGGACCTTTGGGACATATACGAAGCAAGTATGCTTTTTAGATCGAAACACTAAAAAGCTCCGCTTCCTAGATATCCTAAGGGTCCGTTCTCTCAGTACACCCGACTCGAGGTTGCCTGGTAAGAAGGAGGTTCCTCCAAGTTGGAGTCGTGGGATTGCGGCTTCAAGGGAACTCGCGTGGTGGAATGGTCCGGTTTATTCCGGAGCATCCACATACCTCTGGTGGAGGTACCACGAGTTCCTTGAGTCAGCAATCCGCCTAAAGATTGAACCTTGGCTTCCCAGAAAGTTCGGAGGGCTTGAGTTTCCACATTTCAAAAAAGAAATACAGTTTCTCAGCCCAAAGACTTCTAGGATGCTTTCAGTTCTCTTTAGGTCCGACTACAACATAGAGAACCTCCTTGCCCTGGAGAGCTTGGGAAGTATTTGGGATCCTAACTACTCTGGGGACCTCGGAAGAAAGACCGCCAAGGTTACCAAACATGTTCTCTCTCGGTGCTCATTTATGAACATCGAAAGAGCGCGTGCTGATGGTTTCCTTGATGGTGTTGAATCCGAGGTCTACCCAAAGTGGTGGACCCTAAAACCCATCGAAGAGCGCATGGCGGAATTTGGTTGGATGCCCCTTAAGGATTACCTTAGCGATTTGAGGGGTCAGGTTCAAGGATTGTTATCCTGGAGTTCTGACCTCCCTGCAATCGAGAAGGTTCCTTCCCTAAGGGCCATCTCGCGGAAATTCCTCCATACACGCTCCAAGATACTCTCCAGAGACTCACATGTCTACCAGAGACTACAGGCGGCGTCCTATGATGAACTTTGTAAAAGGCTTGATTGGAAGCTCAAGGTGGTTTTTGTATGGGGGAACCCTACCATGGTCCTCGA